TACCATACCACCGTGTGCTTGAATACACTCTACTTGCGCGGTAAGCACTTTATTCATTATTTCAGTAACTTGTTCTGGTTCTAACTTTTCAGATAAATTTGTAAAACCCCTAACGTCAGTAAATAAAAACGTGCAAGTCCTACGTTCTCCTCCTAACTTAAGTAAGCTAGGATCTTTTTGCAATCGTGCAACTTGCCTGGGGTCCAGGTAGTGTTCGAATTGTTTTTTAATTAACTGTCGTAATTTAAATTGTTCATTAAATCTTAAATAAAATTCTTGCACAGATATAAGCACCATTGATACTAAACTGTAACTAACATCTATAAGTATATTAGATGTAATTAAATACCAACCACCGACCGCGGTCATAGATCCAAGGCCCACGATCCCTACAACAGTGCCAACCAAACCAGACACACGTACTATAACTACAGCTAATATAAGCACTGTTACTAATATAAGTAATTCATATAATAATGCAGTGCCTGGTATTGCTGGTACGTCTACGGTCATACTCTCTGCTAGGGCTGCTTGTACATGGTGTGGATATTTTAGTCCATCGCTTGTGGCTATCTGCGGCATTACCCCTTTAGCACTGACACCTATAAATACAAATTTATCTGCTACATCCATCTCTTGTAACGTTGTGCTTGGCGTATTTATCCAGGACACCCACCTACGCCCAATACTGTCTACAGGTATCTCTGCATAATTAGGTACAGTAAGTTCTTCGATCTGTCCCTGCTGTCCTTTAATAATGTACGTATCTGCACCACCAATCATTTTGATAACTTGTATACCAAAAGACGGAGTCCAACCGTCTGGTGTCTGAAGTAGTAAAGGTAAACGTCTTACTAAATTATCTACATCGGTACGTGCGACTGCTAGCCCCTGGTAGGCTGAGTCTGCTAACACGGACACATTCCCTATTACGCCTTGTGCTTCAATACCTTGTATGGGTTCTCCATCTCCTAATATAACTGTGCCTGTAGTTGGTGCGTAAGAACTGCCTCCTTCAAACGTAGCAATTACACTCGGACCTTGTAATAAAGCATCTGCAAATGCTTGGTCTCCACCAAATCTATCTGCTTGTGGAAACGCAACAACCCAACCTACACCTAAAGCTCCTGCATCTAACAAGTCTAATTGTATTCGTGCAAGGTCTTGTCGCGGATAGGGCCATCCGCCCGCAAGTGTTACATCTTCTTCTGTTATATCTAAAGTTACAAACCAACCAGATGGATCTGGTGTTTGTACGAGTGCGTCAAATGTTTTTAATTTAAGGATTTCTAATGCTTGCCAGTTAAATAACAATGGCATGCATAGTATTGGTATACTAAGTAACGAAATCCATTTCTTCATCCTGACCCCTGTGTAATCGTAATAGTAGAGTTACCTCCACCATTAACTACAATCTGTTGGTATTTACCATCCTGTATTAAAATAATAGTGTAACCTTGACCACTATTAACCGTCAACTGCGCATTCTGATTGACTTTTCTTTGAAACGCAATTTGTTCTCCTTGTAGTAAAGTTATTATTTGTGTTTCTAAATCTTGTCCTATTTCTGTGCCTTGGACCAAAGCACCTACAGCTAAATTTTTTGCATCTAACTGGTCTACTTCTTCTATTATTGCAAGCAAATCTTCAAAGAAATTTACATCTAAAAAGTTTATATCTAACTCTGTAAACTCTAAACTGTCTTCAGCTAAATCATCTGTATCTAGCTCATTAAACTCTAAGTAATCTATATCCAATATAGCTCCACTGTCAGCTACGGACGTTGTGGATGATTCTGTGGATAACTTTTGTTCGTCTGGAGGTGTAACAATAAGCATGTTATCTATTACATCTAAAGTAAGATCAAGTATTACAGGCTTGCTTGGAGTCGTTTCCCATACTTCTACAGTTGTAGCTTGATAGGGTTTATTGAGAGTAACACTACCTGTTGCAGTAGTGACAAGTATTTCCCCACTAGATATGCCATTTTCATCAGGTAAAAGTATTATTAAACTACGACCTAATTCATCTACCGTGCAAGTAAAATCAGTCCCTCTAATAGCTATATCAGCAGTAGGTGTGGATAACTTTATTCTACTTTTATCTATTTTTCCTAATCTACTACTTACAAATCTAGCTGTACCACTTGCAAACTTTAAAGCCATTTTGCCTTTTGAAGGGTCAGGATCAAATACATATTCAGTAATAACTAACTTAGAATGTTCTGTTAGTCGTACAATAGAGTTGTCCAGGAAAGTAATTCCTACACGGCCCGTAGTGGTACGGACATCATCCATTTGTTGAATGCCAAAGTCTAACTCAGCCCCGTAAGACTTGTCTCGTATTACTTCAGCAGAGCCGTTTAGCTCAGATATGTCTCCAATGTTAGCAGCTTGTGCTTGTACCGCCGTCGTTCTGAACAACACACACAGTGCCATTGTTGCCAGTAGACAAAATCTTAAGCCAGTCACTAGCCAATGTAGATGATTGTGTAATATTAAAAGTCCTGCTGTTGCCTGTTTGGTCAAGATAGAAATACCCATTTTGATATCCACTTCCGTCAAATGTTATTGAGTTAGAGTCCCCATCCACATCTACATAAGATGTAGCTAAGTCATAATCAATGTCGAAATCAAATGCGTTGCTATCTCCATTAATTATCCAGTCTAAGTCAAGTGTCGAAGCTAAAGCATTAGTACCAACATTTAAATTAAAGTCGTTACTAGAACCAGTTACATCTACATTGTAGTTACCTGAATCTGCCCCGTAAGTATCAGTTGGATCTATTTGTATATCAAATACGTTGCTGTCTCCATCAAACTCAAAAAAACCTGTAATGCTATCTCCTAAGATATCACCTAAGAATTTGTTTGAGCTACCTATTTGATTTATATCTAAAGTAAGATTTAAACCGTCAAGATCGAGCGCGGTCATAGTACCACTAACAGCGTTTAGTCCACCAATGATGTTAGACGAACCTAACTGTTCTATGTCTATGTTTGCGTTATTCCCGGACTGGTCAACATACACTTCATTATCCGCATACAAAAAACCAACTAGTAGTAAGGGTAAAAGTTTTTTCATTTATAACTCCAATATCCAGCTTGTTCACCCTCCTTGATAATTTCTAATACGGCGGTTTCTATAGCGGAACGCAAAGCAAGTCCTCCAGACTCATTTCGAACTACCCCACTTTCTATCTCTACTAATTCAGTACCAGCTTCAATAAAACGGAACACGTCGTCTGTTAATGATACACTAAGAATGGTCTTAGATACTAATTTTTCCAACAGCACCTGACCTGAATTTACAGATATAAGACGCAGTTGTATTGTCAAAGAATCTGTTCTGTAAGCTTTAGAAATACCAATCCCTAAATATCTAGCACCTGCTCCGCCTGAAGTAGTATTAGACTCGTAAGAAACTACAGCCCCCTCTAGTAGTAAACCTGCAAATAACAAAGTACCTATTTTTGTTTTATCTTTATTTTCTGTTCTACCACTACGAATTATTTGACGTTCTTTAGTCAGGTTATCCAGTCCTCCTCTTTCAACTACAGTAAAAAAGCCACCGTTTTCTTTGCAAGCATCTTTAAGAGCCTTGATTAAATAAGCACTAGGTTGTTGGGTTATCGCCGTAGAAAAACTAGCGTACATAGAGTTGCTAAGTCTTTGACCTGTTTGGTCAGTAAAAGCAGTTCCGTACACAGCGACAGTGGGCATTCGTTCAGGTGCACGACAATTTTTTAAGTCAGATATAACTAACTCTTGTATATTTGCTGATTCGATTTTTCGTATCGGAGCTATATTATTTTCTATGGGGTCAAATAATAGTGACGCGCAACTAGAAAGTAAAAGAACCGATAGGTACCGTAATTTCTGTAGTATTGCCATCTGGGTCTGTTATCTTCAAAGTTATCATTGTACCATCTTCGCTTACGCTGTATTCAATAGTGTTACCCATCAGTTCAATAATACCTTGTGTTTGAGGAGTATCTCCAAACAAAGCATCTACTAATTGCCTAGACAGTTGTGCATATATTCTAGACTCTAAGTTACGTATAAATCTTGCAAGTGTAGTATTTTCTGCATCTCTTTTAAGTTGTTCTTTGTATGCTTTTAGTTCTGCTTTAATGTTTTCTTTACGATTAAACTCTTGGTTTTCAATAGTAAGATAATGTGAACTAGTGCCTACACCACTAAAACTAGGGTTTTTAAAACCGTGCACTATTTGATCTGCTTTTACATTTATAACAAAAATGCCTACAGCTAAAATAGCTCCGATAAACATTATTATTTTTAACATAAGAACTTTGTCTGCTTCTTCTTTTTGCAGTTGTTTTTTAGTCTTTCCTTTGGTCATCTCTATCCGCCTTAGCAATTTTGTTGCTATCTATAAGTTGAGGTACGCCAAGAATAGTTTTAATCAAGGTGTCTTGCCTTATGATTTCATTATCTAAACTACGTATTCTGTCTATTAATGCTACTAAAATACCATGTTGAGAGTCAAGTTTCGTGCCAAGTCTCTCTTCGATTGCTTGTATTTGTCCGGCTACCTTTTCATCAACTACATCTAGTTTTTGTTCCATACCATCAACAATACGCATAATTAATTTATAGATAAACCAACCAAGTCCTAACGCTGCTGCAATAGGAAAGCCAACTTCTTGTATTACGGTGACTGCTGATTCCATCAGTCTTGTTTATTGGAGGCCCCAAAATAAAATGATATTACTGCAGATGCTAGGCCACCGAGATAACCTAAGACCAAATTAATTAGAGCCTCACTGTTTTGTTCTGGTGGTTGGAGAGTCACGAGGAAGATATAGCCAAGGAAACCACCAACCATAGCTATACCAATTATTCTAGCAGTCCAGTCTTTACTAAAAGTCTTTCGTGCATCTTGTTTTTCTTGTGTTTCTAACTTGTACAAATCAACGTCAAGTTCTTTCATCTTAGCTTCAAAGTCTTTTTCAGCTTTTTTTATTTCCATCAATTGCTCAGGTGTAGCAGTTGCAATGGCTTTTTCTAATGATGCAGGGTTATTATCTACCCCTAAAATTTTTGATATAACATCTCCTGCCATACCACCTAAGGGTCCACCTAATGCAGTTCCTAATGTTGGAGCAACGCTTCCTATTATATTACCCAGTAACTTCTTCATATTTCCCAAGCTCCAATAGTTTTTGTTTATTTGCTAAATGTTCTGATTCTATGTCGTCTTTGCTTTGTCCTGTGTAGGCAACAGCAAGATAATTGTCAATCATTGCTTGGTTTAGATCTACGTCATCTGCAACAATAACGCCTAGAACTCTACCGAACTTCCCTTTCTTGTCTAGTTTTGTTTGTATTTTTAAATCATCAGCATGCAAGATAGCATCTGATAAAAACTTTCCTGCTAGTTTACCTCTAGCTTTTTCGTCAAGATCACGTGTTCGTGATTCTGGTGTGTCGATTCCGTATAGTCTGACACGAGATTTATATGATACGTCAAAACCTAAATCTATTACGGCATCAACAGTATCTCCGTCTACCACCCGGGTTATTTCACACCTATATTCGTACATTATTTACCAACTGCTTTTTGAGCTTTCTTATGAGCAGCAGTAAATGTGCTACCTTTCATCATAAGATTCTTCATGTACTTCATATGTTTAGCAGTGTGGTGTTTTGAATGTCGCTTCATAGTGGCCTCTTGCCTTTTTGTAAGAGCTTTTTTCTTCATAGGTTTTTTAGCCATTTTTTTCTTTGGCCTACCTACTTTGCTCCCATATGTTCCTTTACCTCTTGGCATAATTTGTCTCCTTAATATTTGACATAGTTTATTCTATCAATCTCCTGTTATGGTATCAACTTCTTCTGGCCCATAGATTTTCCAAGTAAATATAGCATCTAAACGTGTTTCGTCTTCTATATCTTTATACCATTGTATAACTTGAGCATTTGTTAAATCTTTTATTAAAATAAAATCAGAGGGTATTCCGTTATCTTTTATAGAAAAAGGACTAAATACTTTAGAAAAATTCTTAGTAAGTGTTTTAGAATTGTCTGCCTTGTCTGTAGCTGTAACTGCAACAGTTATCTCTGTAACTATAGCCGTGTCATCTTTTTCACTAAGCGGCGTTGTATGTACTCCAACATAAGCATAACTATAATTAAAATTATGTATCGCCATTATGCCTCCGAGAACCTATAAAATGCAAATTGTACAGATGAAAGAAACCTAAAATTACCATCTCCTTGCGCTAGTATATATAAAGCCATGGTAGAACTAGTGCTACTTGTTTTTCTTACAGACACGTCTAACTGTACCATATGACTTGTACTATTAAATCTATCGATAGCCGACCAAAACTGTGATTGTCCTGAATGATATTGAGCAGATCCGCTATCTGCAATAGGTACATTCATATTAACGTTATTTTGATATGCAAAATCACTTCTTAAATCAAAACTAGAACCAGCCCCATAACTACCATCTCCTATGACCACACTAAGGGTTTTAACTTGTCCGTTACTACCAAAAATACGAACATAACCACTATATATACCAGTCGCTGTTCCAATATCAGCTACGTGTATTAGACGCATAGTGTTATTGTTAAACGGACCTACGCTAGATACAGTGCCTCTAGATATAGGCAAAACCAAATTTGTTACATTAATTTTATCAGCAGTAATAGTATTAGAGTCAATCCTATCCGCAGATAAAAAACCTGCATTTATCTTATCAGCACTTAAATCATTAATTTTTGCATTTGTAATTTGTGCATTACCAATTTTAGCGGTGGTAATATTTGCATCTGCAATTTTAGCCGTTGTAACTTGTAGATCACCTATTTTCGCACTTGTAATAGCCGCAGTACCAATTTTAGCACTTTGAATAGTTCCATCAGCAATACGTGCATTTGTTATAGCTCCGTCTTGAATACGTGCACTGTCTATAAATACTGAACCTCCACTTACAATAAACGGCGCCACACTTGCATTTGTGTTGTTCCAAATTGCAAACTTGTCTGCTTGAAACTGCACAAAAGATTGTGCCCCTGAGCCATTACTAGCATTGGACCCCACGACCATACCCGCAGCTGACTTACTGCCATTTGATTCTGTAGCAACTGTAAGCACGAACATAGCGTTAAGGTCACCTGTATGACTAGCAGTTGTAGTACTTAACGTACTGATTGAACTAGAGTTGCCATTGACTGTAGATGTTAGGTTGTTAACACTATTTGTCAAAGCTGTGTCTGCGTTAGCTCTTGTAGTAGCTTCAGAGTTAATAGAAGCAGTAAGAGTGTTATTATTGCTTGTAACTGTAGAAGTTAAACTAGTCAAAGAAGACGCAGTAGCACTTTGTGCGTTAGTGACAGTGACAATATCAGATTGAGCTGTAGACAACGCACTTGATATGGTGCTACCCGTAAAACTACTAGCCCCTACAAGTGTAACTAATGTAGCATCACGAGAGGCTACCCAAGCACTATTAGCCGAGTTTCTAGTATAAACTTGCCCATCATCGGTATCAAACCAAATATCATTAACCTGTATAGCTGAACTATCGTTTCTTGCACTAGGTTCGTTTGATGATCTGATAACAGTAGCTGCAGTAGCTATAGTAGACATCAGATTAAACCCAGGTAAATTAGATAATTCTTCTGATAGCTGTTGCATAACAGCACCTATATTTTCTACTGTATCTGCTCTTGTACCATTAGTTTGATTAAATGGCCCTCTTACATTACTAGTACTTACAAACCTAACCCAATAAAAATAAGTTTGATCGTACCCAACAGGGTCAGTAATAATAAAAGAAGCAGTCGTTGTTATAAGCACAGCCGTGCCTATCTCATCATCTCTTGAACGCCACACTTCTGTAAAAGCATGATTACTATACTGAGCAGGGTTCCAATCAACTATTATTTCGGTAAAAGCACCAGAAGCCTCTAACCCTGTAGGAGCCGGGGGTATAGTTAGATCACCGACAGTATCATCATTAGGTATAAAATCAATTAAACCATTTGGGTCAAAAGGTCTATTTCTAAGTTGCTTAGCCAGCCCGCTATCTATGAGTTCTCTAAGGGTTATAGCTCTATCTAAAGGATCGCCACGTCTGCCTAATCTTACTTCTTGTGCTTCTTTCATAGATTCAAGAGTATCTTTTAACTCTCTATCTATTTTATTAGGAATATTTTTTAAGGCGGGGACTTTAGTTTTAGGCATTAGACAGTCCTCAATTCATCCATTGAATCTCCTACACATATTTCATTAACAATAGTAGCTCCTTCTACTTCTACTGCGTATGTTTTATGAACGCTGGCCGGTAAACGTACAACAGGTTCTGATATAGCCGTTGAACTAAAACTAGGCGTAGTGCCTGTTACAGTAAAAGTGTTACCAGAAGAAGCTATAACAGCATTATATATAACACTGCCGTCTCCGTATACTTTTACCCTAACTGGATAAGTTTCTGCATCTACTTTTGCAAAACCCATACTAGTAGGTTTAGGCATAACATATTCTTTTGATTTCCAATTGAATGTTAAATTAGTATTACTACCTTGAAATTTTTTAATCGTGTTGCTTATAATTAAATATAACTGACTGTCGTCCGGATCTGTGTGGCCACCACGTATAAGGCCACTTGCATCTAAGTCTACAAAACTTGTGCCGTCTGATACCCTCGGGTCAAATATAAACCCTCCGTATCTAGGAGAACCACTTCCTCTATCAAAAAAACCAACGTATCTTTCTTCCCACATAAAACCAGTTATGGTTGCGGGGTAATAGTTAGCTTGCCATTGAGTAGGTGTAATAATTCCTTCTGTTATGTTTCTTACAGTTGTACCTTCGGCTGCAATTAAACCGTCCGGACTAGCGTATATAACATAAGGCCCCATATCTACCATGGATCTTTTATTTAAATTTGCATGCGAACTTTCTATACGAATTGCAGTCATAGACTCAGGGCCTGAGCCAGTAATTAAATAGGGCACTCCTTTTGTAGTAGCTAAAATACCATTAGATACTACTTTTATATTCACTATTTCTTCTTCTATTACAAGTCTGTAGTTAGCAGGCCAAGCGTGTGGCAAGAAAGGTTCACTAAAACATATACGTTTACCTGTAAAACCTGCAAAGACACCGCCTGGTAACGCACATAACCCTTTCATAGGTCCGTCTGGGTACAAAGATGTATCATCATCTGGTGGTGCAATCCAAGTAGTAGAAGGGATAACTTCAGCTAATTCGTTGTTGTTTGAAGTATCTGCATATGTAGTTGTAGCAAGAGTTACCTCTGCAACAAACTGAAATGCAGTAGTATTTGAGCCGGTGTTAGATCTGTAAATACGTTTCTTAAGTAAGTTAGTATTTGACTTTGCGCTGCTTGTTTCTAAACTGCTTAAGTTTACAGTTTGGTTATCATCTGTTGTTACTACAGTAGAAGCAGGAGAGGGGGGCCCTTCTTCACCATAAGCAGTTACAAAAGTGTAAACATAAGATGTTTCAAAATCTATGTTAGCGTCCGATGGTCCACCAAAAGAAGCTCCATTTGTTATAGATCCTGACGTACCATTCCCAGTAGCCGAACCACTTGTTTCTACTGTAAGAGTTGTACTAGAGGGAGTAGATACTATTTTAAAGTCGCCATTTATCTCATCAGCAGTAAGTCCATTTGTAGCACCAAAACCTGCAAGCGTAACAAACTGATCTGCGGCACTATTATGTGCACTAGCTGTTGTTACAGTTATTACACCTGAGCCACTTGTTGTAGTTACAGTTGCATTTATTTGAGTTGGAGCAGCTACTGCTACAGTTGGAGCGGCTGTTGGAGCGGGTACACCTAATCTAAAAAAAGCACTAGGAAAAGGAGCACCACTTAAAATAATGTCACTTCTGCCCATTCTAGGGAAAGATTGACCTGACCAATAGATCGTGTTGTTAGTGTCCCCGGCTATTGGCCCACGTACGACGTCTACATCTTCGTCAAACTGTAGCCAACGTTCTGGGCTATCTGTGTATTTAAAAATAGTTTGTTTAGTTGTATTAGCTAAAGTAGATACGCCATTAGAAGGATCTGTTGTAGAGTTTTCTGTTATAGGTACTAAACGGCCTGTTTCCAGGTTTACATCTGTTGCAGCTTGAGCAAGCGTATCTGCTAATAACCTAGGAGCTATCCTAGGCGCTTTGCCTCCGAATGTATTAAGTTTAAAGTACGCCATAGTTTCATTTTCCAGTATCTAGAACAGAGGCTTGTAGTTCTTTACTCCTTCTTCCTACTTGTGAATACCACCTGCTGTTCTCCATTTCAGCAGCCATTTGTTCCCAATTATGTGACCTACAAGCACTTAACATATTTTTAAAATTAGAAAGTCTCGTGCCACCTAAATTAAAACACATGTTAACAAGCACGTGTTGGATATTTTCAGGTAAGTTATAAAAGGCTTCGTCTGTACCAAACACATGTATTGCTTCTGCTAGGTGTTTGTTAAAGTCATCTTCATAGTACAAATCTACTACTTCTTGTGATACTTTTGTACCAACTTCCCAGTCATATTCTGGATCTCCTGGTTGGCATAAATGTCCTATACCAAGAGTTTTAAAACCTAAACTATCTTCGTATATCTTTAAAACTTCACCCTCGTGTCGTTTTATTTCAGCTTTACACTTTTCAACATCCATACTAGTCTTTCTTCTCTGTTTCTATTTTAACCTTAGGTTTTATTTTATCCTCTTCTAAAATAGTTTTTATATCGCCATTTAACGCACTTATACTCGCTTGAGTTAACTTAACATCCATTGCTAGGTTGTTAAGGTTTTGTTGCGCTTTAAATACAACATTAAACATCTCTATCGCTCTAGGCGTTAGATCTGCTATGTCATACTCTTGACCATCAAAAGTAATAGTTTTTATTTCGTTATTATTTTCCATATAAATACTCCTTATTAAGTTATGGTTTGTTTAGTATATCCCTAAGAAAAAATCCTGTCTACGCCACTCATACCTATGATAAGTATATAAAGGCCCATAATATACCTAGTATACTTTGAGTCCATAGCGTCAAACTTAACGTCTCCTTTATCTAGACGTTTTTCTATGTTGTCGACTTGTGCTTCTACTTTTGCTAATGATTCTTTGGTTGTTGCCATTATAATCCTGTTGCTTCGTTAGCTGCTTTCTTTGCGTTTTTAATATCTGTTGTCCAAACTGCATTACAAATAGCTTGGACCTCTGCAGACTCTCCAGATATATCCGTATCTGTATGAGTCCAAGAACTACCATCATAAGATGATGTTACACAATCTAAAGTGTGTCTGTGAAAAGATCTTGAAAGCTCAGTATAGCCCTTTGCATCTGTGCCTTCTTTAATGACTGTAGCTGTTCTTACTTGCACAGTTTTGTAGTCTCCTACAACTTCTATTTTATCTTCTATTATTGTTTTTGTTATTGCCATTCTATTTTCTCCTTTGTCCGTACCTAGAATCCACTAGGTATAAGGTTTATAAATATGAGTACTTTCGTACTCGGTTTACACTTTCGTGTTTGTTAAAATCTGTTTTTATGTTAAATAATCTATTTGGAAGTATAAGTAACTAAAGTCAAAATCCGTTATTAAATTATTAGCAGCAGCTGACAATACATAAATAACTTGATTACCATTATCTACTTGTAAATTATTTGGAACTGCACTAAATCCTAAAGCTAACCCTATTGAGCCACCAGTTTCATCAGAATCATTATGTGCAGTAAAAGGTAGTCCTGTTATTTGTAATCCTCCTGAACCACCACTTACACTTGATGGTCTAATTTTACCAAAAAGTTTTACCATACGACCAATTTTTATATATTTACCATCTTGTTGAGCATAAGATACAGTTGGATTACCTGAACTTCCACCGATAGCTGGAGTCCAAGTACCTTCTTCATAATCATCAAGTGCGTTAGCTGCTGCTGTGTCTGTGCCAAACTTTAATCCATCACTATCTATTCTTACTGCTGTAACAAGACTTGGTAATGCTACGACCCCACTACCGCCCGGTGCTGAAGAAGTAGTATCAAACACAAACCTTCCATCCAACATACTCATAATTGTGCTTTTATATGTAGGATATTTTGATTTCCAACCAGCACTTCCACCAGTTTTATAATAGTAAGCATTACCAGTTACATAACAATCATAACCACTTCTATGTAGTATGCCAAATGCACCCGCATTTAAATTATTTGTATATCCTAGAGATTGGTCTTGCGGAACTGCATAACCATCAGCCGCACCCTCTCCATTTAAATTGAGTCCTCCATAGCTATCAATTGACACTTTATTTGTATGAAGAGACAAGACACCTGCTGCACCACTTTGTAATCTCATACCAACAACTTCTTGATTACCATTATTGAATTTAATACTTGGCGTTGATGTTCCTCTAACTCTTATATCACCACCATTAACTTCTAATTTGTTATCTAATGCAGATGAAGCTCCAATTCCAAAATTACCCGTACTTCTGCCTATTCTTAAAAATTCTGTATTTGTACCACCTACCCTTCTTTCAAAACTAAAATCTCCGTCAGTAGCTCTATGTAATATTCGCATACCATGATTAGAGTCTGAATAAATCTCTAATGCTGCAACTGTATCTGAGTTTCCATAAGCTAATACATTTCCATAAAAAGTTGCATTACCTCTTTCTGACATATCAAGATGTAAAGCTGTAATAGTTGAACCACCGTCAGAGCCTTTAAACCTCCAATCTTCATCGGTTGTATTGAGCAAGAAATCAACACCATGTGATTCATGTTTTATTTCAAATACAGCATTTCCACCTTCATGAAATTTCCAATCATCCCCATCTGCATCAAGAATAATATCTCCAGCTGCATCTATTGTAAGATTGCCTGTAGAACTTATTTGAGAAAAGGTTGGTGTAGATCCTACGGTTTCTATTAGGTCGGACAATAAAGCTTTTTTCAAAGCATTATCCGTAGCATCGAAGATAAGCATATGGTCAGATCCAACAGCCGTAACCTCAGTCTGTGTTGAGATAACTGAGGGGTCTAAGTATTCACCATGTATCTTTGTTTTTGCCATATTTATTGTCCATTAATCCATTCTATTTTAGCTTTTTCTGCTGTTTCTTCTGTTTCATACCAGTCGTGTCTAACTAATACACTATCTAAAAAGAAATCTACAAACCAATGTTCTTGCTCAGTTGTAGGGTTATATTTTTTAAATTTATTTGCTGTCTTTTCCATTATCCATTTGTCCCGTCTACTGACATAGTCATACCATTAGCACCATATACAACTTTAGCTGAAGCGTTCCATCTATAAAGACTGTTATAATTAATAGCTAAATTCAAATTACCACCTGAAGAAGTAACTGTAACACTTGTTGGTTGACCTCCCGCACCTCCATTGCTTATTACACTATGATAATTTCCTGTAGATCCATATCCAGCAACTTCTACAATTCTTGTACCTACACCACTAGCTGTATATGGCCAAAGACCAACAAGATAAATTATTATATAGTATTCAGCAGAGCCATTAAGGTTTATAGTTAAGTTTCTATTAATAGTACCTGAGCTAATGTAGTAAGCACTTACACTATTAAGCCATTTTTCTTCGCCTAGTCTAGCAGTAGGTGCGTGTAAAGTATGTGTTGGAGTAGTGCCAACTCCAAGCTTGCCTGAAGCATCAATAGTCATTCTGTCGCCAGCACCTTCTTGTGTAAATCTGATACCATCAGTTGAAGCGTTAGGTCTTAAAGTAAAGTTATTAGTCTGACTTGGTCTACGCATAGCAATACCATCATTT